AGTTCTGCGTTTCATTGCCTGTACTAGAATCCTTTGGTGGCAATATGAATAAGCCACCGCTAGACTCCACTGCAACCTTTTCAGTTTTAACTAAACCAGAACGGTCTAACACTTGACCTGCTGCAATCATGCGTTCCTTAACGCCTAACTGCGTAGGGTCATCCAGAGCCGACCCGTAAGCAATAGCAGCTTTTGGACCCAATCTAGACATATAGCTTTTAGTCGCTTCAAATATTTCATCTTTTAGAGCCTCTGTAATTGATCGTGTAGGTGTACCATCACTATAGCCAGCAATGCGCTTAGCCATAAGAACATCTCCTGCTGCCTCATCAAAGAGAGCCTCAAGAAACTTCTGTTGGTTTTCGGTTAGCTGCTTAGCCATATACTTATTGCCTTTAAATAATGTTTTAATATATGTAGTTATAACATACTAGTTGTAAAAATGCAACTAGCTTTTAACATTCACATTTATTACATAGACAATCTCTATTGAACACTGCCCTTGCTAGACGCTTCAAATATCTCTTCATGATTTCTTCCTATATGGTTTTACTTTTTTAGCAATCGCTTTCGGTTGAGCCACATACTGCTTACCCGCAGCATTTCCTTTTCGCTTAGATCGTGTTGTAGAGGCATACTCAGAAGCACTAAGAGACTTAATAGCTTTCTTAGGTAGATAGCGTTCACCCGTAGCTTTCGGTCCTTGCGTTGATGGCTTACCACTCTTAGTAGTCCACTTCTGTTTAGTCCAGTTAGTGAGGCTCTTTTGACTTTTACTTTTTGTCATCGTGCTTTTTCTGAACAGCAAAGTTTGCAGCAAGAGAAGCACCCTTGTGAGGTACAAACTTACCTGCGTGCTTCATCAGTTTCATGCTACCATCTTTTTGTCTCATCCAGTGGTATCCTTTAGGTGCGTCTACCTTCATGACTTATATCCTCCACCTTTAGCTTTGTATTGTTTAGCGACCATCTGAGCTTTCCTTGCGCTCCACTGTCCGGGGCTTCCACCTTTACCGCCAGCCTTAACGGATGCCACAAGAGACTTACGCATAGTAGGCTTAGTATAGTTACCCGCCGCATTAACGGTAGATTTTGCTTTTGATTTCGCCACGTGTAATTCCTATATCTAGTAAGTACTTATCTGACATATTATGCAGAAGCCAGTAATCGGCACGGCGTTGTTGGTTCTTCTGTAGTCTTTTAATAAAACGTTTAAACATGGTATAACTCCTTTATATTACCAAGGATAGTTATACCATGCTTTGACTTATAGGACTACATATAAGGTTGCAATCCCGTTATGCACAAACGTTACTTCTTTTTCTTAGCCATACCGCCATACATGTAAGCACCAGCTTTCTTCTTAGCCATACCTCCACCCATCATTTTAGCTGTAGGTTTTTTCTTAGCCATTCCACCAGCCATCATCTTAGCTGCTGGTTTCTTTTTTGCTACTCCACCTTTGTTCATTTTACCAACACCGTCAGCAGCATAGGTAGGAACCTTCTTGCCGTTCTTCATAGTCATGGGCATCTTAGCCATTGTATATTCCTTTTTAGTTATGTACGATTAGGGTCATAGTATTCTTCTAACGAAACTATTACTTCCATAGTATTGGCAGTCTCACCATATACTACTATCTTATCTCCTGAGTGTAGATTAAAGTAGCCCCCGTTAACTAAGTTAGTTACAGAGTTTCCTGCCATACTAAGGGCATTAGCTATGTAGTGATACGCATCATCACTTGAATGATAAAATTGCACGTATACTTTTTTAGTGGAACTATTGTTATTGCTTATGTGTAAATATCTAGTAACAGCACTAAAGTTAGCAGGGCAAGTATATACAACAGTAGCATTAGCAGACGCCGATGTAGACGCAATGGTATACCCCTTTGTATGAAACTTAGACTTACTTAGATCTGGCATTGATTATCACCACTTAACTTTATCAGCCCAATAAGCTGCACTAAGTTTTCCCTTTTTTATATTCTTACCGTGTCTTGCCTTAAAGCTTTTACGTTTAGCTTTCATGCGGTCCGATTCGCCTTCTTTTGGTTTACCAGCAGTTTTGGCTCCCTGCTCACCGAACCTGATGAGCTTAATGGTGTCACCTTCTTTGGCAAGCACGGCGTGGGATTTCTTAGGATGTTTAGGTGTTCTCTTAGGTTTGTTGTAACCTTCAAATTTCTCACCTCTATATTCTACAGACATTAAGTGTCAATTCCTTTATGCTCTAGCTTTACACATCCTGCCTTTGCATATGCACCTTTGTCTATAAAACTGTCCCTAACTTTTACTGCATCTACTAGACACTCTTCTCTACTAGGAAATATGTCTTGCACATTAGTAAATATGTTACAAGATAGAACACTAGGACTAAGACAAGCTAGAACTATAGATAAAAACATAACTACTGGAAACGTTTTACTGTAGGAAATGCTTTACGTAATACAAACTTAACTACGCGTTTGAGATGTTTATACACAAACCCTATCGCACTGTTTAAACTGCTAGCTGTACTTAATAAACTTAAAAGATTCCACATGCTTTGTTTATTCCCACTCTCTTTGTCTGTCTGGATCTAGTACTTCTCTACGGTTTAACATCCCTTCAAGGTACATAGCCCGTTCTACTCTATCTAAAGTGTAACGTTCTCCTGTATTAGCTTCGATAGCAGTACGAACATAGAATACGTCACTCTTAGGGATGTGTACACGCTGTAAAGCACGAGAGTCATTAGTAGCTAAAGCTTTATAGAACTCTTCCAGTACATTTTCACTTGCATATAGTTGTATACGTTTTGCCATTTATGTCAATACATAATATAAGAGAAAAATTGTACCGCAAACTTTATACAAAGCCAGCATTATTACAAACATTGAAAAGATTACGGTACTTTAGTTTAACTTTAAGTCTTATATATTTTTATTTATTACAAATAATAGTATACTAACAAAAAGTATATGTCAACTCTATAGTTTAACTATACGTTACACATTTCCTAAGTCCAATAACTCCTTTGCAACAGGTTTAGTTTAACTTTATAGTTTAATATTTTATTTATTGCTTTATTTTATTTAACTTAAAGTTTAACTAAGCATCGCTACGCTCAGTTATAACCATATTTAAACCTGTGTCAACCCCTCAACTACCGTATCACTACTAAATATTACATTCTGTAACATATTGTTACTATTACGTTACGTCATTCTATAGTATATCGTACAAGTTTAGCTCTTTCCGGGCAGTTTGGTGTGTCTTTGTGTATATATAGGGTAGTAAAGCCAAAAGTAAAAACCACTTCTGTGTAGGAGTACATATACGTATACGTAGCAGGGGGTGGTGGCCCCCGCAAGGCCTCGCATAATGAGCCTGTGCACGCATATCTGGGCGCAAGGCTGGGCTAAGCTGTTGTTTTTATGGGGTTTGTATACGGATTAGTCATCCGCTTACGCACATATATGCGCATTTACGCACACACATACACGTGTGACGGGAATGTCACGCTTTTATGCACATCACACCCATACCCACCTAATGCTCATGCACACAGGCACACCCACCCATACGTAACGCACACACCCACGCTACACGAGGCGATGTTCCTGATTCGTTCCAACCCAGCAAACCAGCGATGTTCCTGATTCGTTCTCGTTACTGACGGACCGTCCGACACTAGCTCGCTTTTCCCTACGCATAATGCACACGAAAAGGTGTTGACATTATTTTGGCAATCGGCAACAACTGAGACATCGAAACGGCAAATCGCCACAACCAAAACGGAGTTCTACCATGACTAAGACAAACGCAAAAACCGCTACGCTTTCAGCTGACAATGTAATCCGCATCGGTAACGTTGAGTATACAGCCAAATCCAGCCTTGAGCATGGTGCTGCAGTGTATGACCAGATGTACCTACTGCAAACGTCCATGCTGGATTGCTTCAACGAGCTAGGTCAAATCCTGATCCAACACAGAGCTATGTACAAATCCGACAAGCTATTCGGTCAAATGCTTGCTACGTCACCCTTGGCTGGCATATCTAGACAGGACCGTAGTGACACAGTTTTCGTGGCTAGTAATTGGGCTAAAATACAGAAGCTCAATGAGAACGGATCTCTTGACTCCCTTGGAGTATCAGCCATAAGGAAGCGGATCAAAGCTCTCGACAAGCCCAAGGCACCCAAGTCAGCTGGCAATGTATCCAAGGGCAAGGCTAAGCCTGAAGCTGAAGCTACTGACGGACCGTCCGACACTAAGGTTAATCCGGCAAGTGGTGGAAGTGCCGCTATAGACTTAATACAAAACACACTAACAGCGGATGATCTTGCTGACTTCGTGAAAGCACAGCTTAAGGAGCACGGCATCACTAAGGCAGCGTTCAACAAGGCCATGAAAGCCTAAGCCTAACACACATAAACACAGTCACAGGCTCCGCTTCGGCGGGGCTTTTGGCGTTACATAATGGAGGTAAAAGATATGAGTGATGGCGTTAAAGATTTACTTAAGTTTGCAGCTGGGTGTCACGCATTAATTTGCGTGGTGATTATCTTGTGGTCAGTGGGTAAACTATTGACAATGTGAAACTGATATGGTCTTACTGACGGACCATCCGACACTAGAAAAAATGGAGAGTATAAAATGTTAATCGGTGCATGTTCACAATTAAGCGGTAAGACACACTCAATGGAAATTGATGTGTCCGAAAAACAGATTGCCTTATGGCGAGAAGGTGCGTTAATACAAGACGTAATGCCTAACCTAAGTCCAGATGAACGTGAGTTCATAATGACAGGTATCACACCTGATGAATGGGCTGCAGAATTTGGAGAGGAGAGTAACGATGGAACATAAATGCGAAGGCGTAAGAGGTGATAGCGTGAGCTATACGAGGTGGGCTTTGTTCGATGGGAAGTATACCAAGGAAGAAATTCTAGACTATGCGTATGATATGGATTGGAATATATTTGCGTGTAATAGTGGGCCGGGAATGGCGTTTCAGCATGGGCCTTCGGTCATGCATCAAGGCAGTAAGGCACTGCTATATATTGAAGGTGGCCTTGACATTTAGTGTCGGATGGTCCGACAGTAGAAACACAACAACATGGAGAGTAACGATGGAACTACAAGAGATATTTAATAAAGCACACAAGCATTTTGCTGGTATGTCTGAGCCTTCTATGGGTGATGGCAGTGATGATTGTGATGGTACACAGTGTGCCTATCGTGGTGCTAATGGTAACAAGTGTGTAGTAGGTGTGTTCATACCTGACGCACTATATAAGGAAAGCTTGGAAGGTGATTCCTTAGATTCACATCTAAGCGGAGTTTATGCGCCGATAACCTATCA